GCTATCCGGTATTTGACAAAACGTAAAATCTCGCGTTAGAACTACAAAATAACGTAATACAATAGGCAAGTGGAAATTTCCACTTGCCTTTTTTGTATGTTGACGACAGTTGACAAAACGCTAAAAGCAATGTTTGGTTTCTTAGAAAACTAAATATAATGTCGGAAAGAGTTGTACCGACCTCTGGTCAATTCATTATGGTTTATTAATTATGGTCACTTTCATTATGGAGAAAAAATTATGGCTTCCTTAGCAGAAATTCGCGCAAAACTGATGGCGCAAGAAAATAAGTTCAGCACTGACACGAAACGCAGCGGTGGTATGGACCCTGCAGTGTTCCCACATTGGGATATTCCAGCAGATTCGTCCGTTATCCTACGTTTCCTACCGGATGCAGATAATAAGAACGACTACTTCTGGAAAGAACGTCAGATGATGAACATCGAATTCGGTGGTGTTAAAGGTCAACGAGATAGTAGCCCATTCACGGTTAAAGTGCCTTGTATTGAAACGTGGGAAGAAAATGCATGCCCAATTCATGCAGAACTTCGTGCATGGTATAAGAAGAAGGATGAAGAACTTGCCACATTGGCATCGAAGTACTGGAAAAAGAAGTCTTACATCATGCAAGGTTTTGTTCGTAACAATCCATTGGTTGAAGATAATCTTCCAGAGAATCCTATCCGTCGTTTTTTGATTTCACCACAGATCCACAATATTGTCCGTACTGGACTTCTTGATCCTGAAATTGAAAATCTACCAACAGATTTTAACGCTGGTCTTAATTTCACGGTCAATAAGACTACTAAAGGCAAGTACGCAGATTATGCAACGTCTAGTTATTCACGTCGCGAATCAGCATTGTCTGAAAGTGATCTTGTAGCCATTGAGCAATATGGCTTATTCACGCTAAGCGATTTTCTGCCAAAACGCCCAACGGAAATCGAAGTCCGTGCAGCACATGAGATGTTCGAAGCGTCGGTAGATGGCCAACTGTTTGATCCTGATCGTTGGGGACAGTATTTTTACTATCCTGGTAAAGAATCTTCTAGTTCTGCAGATACGTCTTCGTCGCGGTCAGCACAAACTGATCCACACGATGATGTTCCGTTTGAAACCACTCGTAAGGAACCTGTTCGTGAAGTTGTTGAAGAACGTGTTGAAGTACGGGAAGAATCAACATCTTCGGAACCTTCTGGTAACGCTTCGAGTGCAAAACGCGCTGAAGATATTCTTGCCATGATTCGGAATCGTTCCAAGTAATATGTAGTGAAGAAAGAGAGGCGTGCGCCTCTCTTTATGTTTTATAAATATAATAATAAGAAAGTGGTGAAAACATGGTCAAACCGTTTGACATCAGCAAGTTTAGAAAGAATATAACCAAAAGTATAGAAGGGCTATCTGTTGGTTATAATGACCCAACTGATTGGATTAGTACTGGCAATTACGCTTTAAATTATTTAATCAGTGGTGACTTTAATAAGGGAGTTCCTCTTGGGAAAGTAACAGTTTTCGCAGGGGAAAGTGGTAGTGGAAAATCATATTTTTTTTTTTGAAACATTATTAAGCATGCACAAGAACAAGGAATATACGTTGTACTAATCGATAGTGAAAATGCCCTTGATGAAGCGTGGTTACATGCATTGGGAGTAGATACTTCCGAAGATAAGTTATTGAAACTTAATATGGCAATGATCGACGATGTTGCCAAAACAGTGTCGGAATTTGTAAAAGAGTATAAAGCTTTACCAGACAATGATCGACCGAAAGTATTGTTCGTTATTGACTCGCTTGGTATGTTGTTAACTCCTACCGATGTTAACCAGTTTGAAAGTGGTGACATGAAGGGCGACATGGGCAGAAAACCAAAAGCACTGGCTGCGTTAGTCAGAAATTCTGTTAACATGTTTGGAAATTTAAACATAGGCATGGTTGCTACTAATCATAGCTATGCCAGCCAAGACAATTATAATCCAGATATGATTGTGAGTGGGGGTCAGGGGTTTATTTATGCATCTTCTATTGTGGTTGCTATGAAGAAGCTAAAACTCAAAGAAGACGAAGACGGTAATAAAACTACCACGGTAAACGGCATCCGTGCAGGATGCAAGATTATGAAGACACGTTATAATAAACCTTTCGAGGATATCGAAGTACAAATCCCGTATGACCGTGGCATGTCACCATACTCTGGTATGTTCGATCTGTTGGAAAAGCGTGCATTAATAACAAAAGAAGGCAATCGTTATACATACGTCGATCTCAATGGTGAAGTTCATAAATATTTCCGAAAAGAATGGGCCAAGAACGAGAATGGTATACTTGATCTGGTTATAAACGAGTTTAACGACAAAACAACATTGAAAAATAATATTAGTGAATCCGACGAAGATTTGGAAGTGCTACCTGTAGATGATATGGCAGTTGATCAGACAGAAGATAAAGAGGAAAAATATGACGATTGAGCTATATACTTTGACTGATGTTTACGAAACTATGATGAAATATGTACCAACGAAAGATCGACAAGAACTGTCTGATTCACTTGTATCTGATCTCATGGACATGTTATCCGAGGACGATTTAAAGAAATTTTGTTCATCGAGTTCGTATCTGAAGAAAAGTTATAAACATTATGTTTATGATGACGATCACGAAGAACTTCACGACGACGATGAAGACGACGATTATTAATCATGTGGTATAACAGAGTAGTACAAGACATTTCTTGTCTTCCGGATTGTATAGCATATTACGATAATGAGTTGGCACAAGCCAAGAAGGAATGTGCCATATCTGGTAGTTTGGAAAAGATAATGGCGCAACTTCCTGGTATAACAGAGAGCAGATTTTCCCAGTTGCAAGAAGTTGAAGCTATACTCAATTTTATGAATATACAATTGAGGAAGATAAAGAGATATCACTTTCAGAAGTACATGGAAAACTACAATAGAGTTCTTAGTTCTAGAGATGCAGAGAAGTACGTTGAGGGAGAAAGTGAAGTCGTAGATTATGAAATACTGATTAACGAAATCGCATTCATCCGTAACAAATATCTCGGTATCATCAAGGCGTTTGAAAGTAAGAATTATATGTTATCCAACCATGTTAGATTGAAAGTCGTCGGACTAGACGACGCTAGTATCTGATAAAATTCGGCTAAATACGATATGTCTGATCGATTAGCCGAATTAATCAATGAGTGGGAACCGCTCCAACATGCAGCAATAGTCGGAAGAAAAAGTATGTATGACTATCGCGGTGATAATATCGAAGAATGCGATGGTTACGCAATGACGGTTAACCTCATGCTTAAAAAAGATTCCATTGCACGTGACATAAAGTATCTGATGGTAAGCGAGGATGATCCACATTATTTCATCATGCTTGACCGGCTGGAATCCAATATTAAATCGTATAGAGATTTGATGATACTGAACACTATGAAATCATCATGATCTATGGTATACTCAAACAATGTCAAGGATATTAATATGTACTTTCAATTTTTAAAAACACTTTTTGCAGACATTGCTTTTTTAGTATTGCTTCCTGTTCTTCCGTTTTTTGTTAACGATGAGTATAGACTAACGTCAATACTATCTTGTTATAATCCAGAAAACGATGGACAATTGTTGAATATCGACGATACGTGGCAATGGAGATATTATCTGCCAACCATTTTGTGTCTGTATTTTTCTGTATTAAATGAATTGTTGGAACAACCATCGCTATTGGCTAAGTATGGGTATTTCACTGAGTAATAGAGACAGACGTGTCTTGAACGTTCTAACTAAAGTTGCTGAGAAATTAACACCGGTAAAAAGTTCGAGAATAGCTGCAGCTATAGTCTATAAGAATGAGATACTATCTATAGGAACTTGTTCGTATAAGACGCATACATTTCAGACTAAGTTTAACAAGAACCCACACGCTATACACCTTCATGCCGAAACTGATGCGATTCGTCAAGCATTGAATGATGTTCATCCGTCAGAGTTGAAAAGAGCTACATTGTATATTCAACGTAGTAAGATTGATAGGAACGAAGGATGGGTTAATGGTAATGCAAAACCTTGTTCCGGATGTCTCAAGGCAATTATAGAATATGGTTTAAAACGTGTGGTTTACTCCACAGATGACAATGATTATTTGGAACTTTAGGAAACAATATGGCTACTAGTAGGAAAACAACTAAGACACAACTGACTACTCATGTTGGGTCTGTTAAGCATGATGGTGTTGGATTTTTTGCCATAAAAATGGACATAGATACATACATGTTAGATATTGTGTATTTTAACTATGACGACGACACTGAAATACTAAAACCAGATGCAATTGTTCATACCGGAATAGTTGGTAATAACTTATTGGATATAGTAGAAGGTATCGAGAATCTGATCAACACTGGTATGTTCTTGGATATCCCGCCTGTGCACGTGGGAGTGCTCATCGATAGTGATGATGGTTCTATAGTTACTGATATACATTGGTGTCAATTCACTGATGCATTCAAAGAATTAGAAGCTCTGCAAACGGAAATTTTTGGAGATGATTTTCCTGTGTATGACTGCGAGGATGAAGAAGATTCTGCCTTTATAGAAGTTGTGCACAAACCATCAATAAAACCAACACTGTCGGTCGGGGAAGCTATTAGCAAACCACGAATCAATATTGATGACGTTATACCTCCTAGTAAGCCAACCCAGAGAAAAACTGCACCAAAAAAACCTGCTACAGCTGCTGTGGAAAAAAAGGTTACCAAACCACCAGTAAAACGTTCAACTCCGGCAAAGAAACCTGTTACAAAAACCCCAGCAAAAATCACTAAACCACCTGCAAAGAAACCTGTTGCTAAAAAGGTTACAGCAAAATCCTCTGCCGCAACCACAAAAACGACGCGGACTACTAGAAAACCTCCTTCGAAATAAATTTTAAAAATTTCTTCGAAGGGTATTGACACTGCAGTCGGATGATGTTATAGTTCATCCTATAGTAACAAATGATCTTTAACAATATATTTCAGAAGTTTTGAATCTGACTCTATTATAGAATCTTGCATCCAGCCGATGCAGACTTCGTGATATTTTAAATTGCATTCGCAGTATATTAAATATGTAACAATGTGCTGCATATGAAGGCAATCTAATACAAATATCGCGGAGAGTGTTATATTACTACTATATCAATAACACGTTTTGGCTACATCTTGCTAGTCACTTGATGGGTTCTAATCTTCTGAAATATGTTGTTAAAGTACTTGACGGATTTACGACATTTTGATATAGTGTTCTATTATTGTATAACGGTGAACGGTAGTAGCCAGTCTTGTGCAGCGGGGATCGTGACCCCAAACTGGGCAGTTCGACTCTTCCCAGTGCATGGTAGCAAAACAAGATTACCATTATTATAATTTTGAATACAGAGGAAAATGGGTATGAAATGGCAAGAATTCGTATTAGATAAAATTGCAGAGACGAAATTATTTGAAATGGCATCACATAGAAGTGATGCCAAGAAAATAGTGAAAAGTTTGAGTCCAAACATAATCAAGCACATGATTAAGATATTTGTATTTGAATCTCCGACAAATACCAATCATTGGTCTAATGAGATTGACGTGTGGTTGAATAGAATAGACGAAATTGGTCTGAAGAAAAGTGGTAGTATTGATAAAAATACATTGTACAATTGGTTGATATTGGACAGTGAACCTCACTATGATGGTGCATATGTATCTAAAGTGGTGAGAAAAATGACAAAAGTTGAGTATCCGGATATCAAGGTGAGAAATTTTGATCCAGATGAAATAGCTTCTACAGTAATCGGTATACTGACTCGGGTATGTTCCGATATCGCTAATGACGAATTTGTCACAATCAAATATTATTTGTGATATAATCTAAGAACGCAGTGCCAAGGCTATGATGCATATTCCCTAATGCATTATCCTCAAACTGGCGAAAAATGGTTATATTACATTGTGGGATATGACTAACTACTGTCAACACAATATGGGTCGTCGCCCATTCAAGAAGACCGTGTAATATAGTTTTAGGGAACTGTGTCACACGTCAGGCGGAAGTAGATCAATTGGTAGATCACCTGCCTTCCTGAACATCTTACAATACTAGGATGTTGAGGAAGCAGGATGTTGCGAGTTCGAGTCTCGTCTTCCGCTCCAGAATTTTAAGTATAGAATCGTGGCAGAGTGGTCTATTGTACCATCTTGGAAAGGTGGCGAACTGAAAGGTTCCGTGGGTTCAAATCCCACCGATTCTGAACGGGTAGGTCGCATAATGGTATTGCAGGAGTTTGCTAAACTCCCGACCGAAAGGTTGTGCAGGTTCAAATCCTGTCCTACCCGCCATATTAATAATGTCGTGATGAGAGAGGAATAATATGAACAAATCGACAAAATACAAAGTGTATTGGACTGATGAGAATGAATTAGTACATTCAATTGAATTGAATAATCTAATCACAACATTATCTGAAATGGAAAGATTGCGAAAAGAAGGCAATAGTTTTGTCAGCATGGTATCGGAGTCTATTGACCGAATTGGTATAGACGGCACTGATAGTATTACAAATGGAACATTGCCATCCGGACAACCATATGATTGGAAAAAGAGAAGATGACACACAAACAAGTAATCGTGATGAGAAAAGACCTAAACATGCGCAAGGGGAAAATTGCTGCACAAGCAAGTCATTCATCTCTTGGTGCTATTCTAGGGATTATGACTACCGACGGTGATGGAAATAAGATGTTGGATATGTCGGACAGTCGAGTAGAACCTTGGATTAACGGTAGGTTTAAAAAGATTTGCGTATACGTAAATTCTGAAGAAGAATTACATAATCTTAAAGAAAAAGCAGATCAACAAAATCTGATAAATTGTCTCATTAAAGATTCTGGATTAACGGAATTCAATGGTGTGGCTACATATACGTGTCTTTGTATCGGTCCGGATGTAGAGGAAAAGATCGATGCCATAACTGGAAATTTGCCACTATTCTGATATGAAAAAATTGGGCATAACCGGCACTAGAAATGGACTAAATGAATTCCAACGCGATGAACTCACTGTTCTTTTGAAAATGTTTAGGGAAGAGTTTGATGAATTCCACCACGGGGATTGTGTTGGTGTAGATTGTCAAACCGCACAGATTGCTAGAGAACTCGATTATGTCATTGTGGCTCATCCTCCGACTAAAGATAATTTGCGAGGATTTTTCGAATCTGATGTTAATAACCAGAAGTATGGTTACCTAGAGCGAGATAGAAACATCGTAAAATCCGTTGATCTGTTGCTAGTATGTCCGAAAGAAACAACTCACCAAAACATTGGCGGGACATGGTATACACATGACTACGCAGTTAAAAATGAAAAAGATCGTATCATAGTATATCCGGATAGAGTGGAATACAATATTCTTGACAAATAGTTCAATGTAGTCTATACTCACAATAATTAAATTTGGAGTCAACATGGACAAGGAACAGATATTGTTGGCTGAGATGCTTAAACTGAAAATGTTCTTAGTTAACAAGTTATCCAGTCACACGTTTGCAGTACAAGTGCAGGAAGTATTAGACAAAGTCAATCAGGCTATAGAAGCTATTGACAAAAACGACAAGTTATATTAAACTGTGCCTACATTAAAATTAATCATCATGGAGCACAAGATGCGCAAATACCCAAGTATCGAACAGTTTAGCAATGTTGTCAAAAATGCCAGAATTTTCTCTAACAAATATGGCATCCCGTTAAAGAAGACTAAATTTTACGGATCGGTTAAGTTGCATGGAACAAATTCCGGTATTGCAATTTTTAACGATGACAATGTCGAATTCCAATCACGCGAACGAGTATTGAGTTATGAGTCTGACAATGCTGGATTTTGTAATTGGGGACTGCAGAATCTAACCACGATTAAAGATATTGGTAATCGCATCAAAACTGATAATCAAAACACGTCGGCCGTTTATCTATATGGAGAATGGTGTTGCGGGAGTATTCAGGCTGGCGTTGCATTGAACCAGATCCCAGATAAGAAGCTAGCTTTGTTTGAAATCGTTTTGGTCGATTCTGATGGCAATGAAACAATTATGACTGATCTAACTGAATTTGGTTGGATCACTGATCTATTGCCAAATGTCGTTTGTATCGACCTTGTTGTTCCGCCGATTGAATTGGAAATCGATTTCAATGAACCACATCTAGTTCAAAATTATTTGCTGGAAAAGACACTTGAAGTTGAACAAGAATGTCCATTCGGCAAATACTTTGGTGTTTCTGGAATTGGCGAAGGTCTGGTATGGAAAGCAAAAACTGAAAGTGGAGTATTGCGATTTAAGACGAAGGGTGAGAAACATTCTTCGTCTAAAGTTAAAACAGTTCGTGAACTGACTGCAGCTGAAATCGCATCGAAAGAAAGTGCCAAAGAATTTGTTGAATACGCCTTAAGTGAAAATCGGCTAAAACAAGGAATTGACAAACTTGTCGAAATGGGTCTTGAAGTTGATATCAAATCGACTGGGGATTATCTGAAGTGGATCGGTTCTGACATTCTGAAAGAGGAGATTAATGTACTAATCGAATCTAAGATTGAACGTAAAGATGTGATGCCACTGATCAATTTTCAAGCACGTCAGTGGTTCAGGGAATATTTGAATAATGAAGTATTGGTCAATCAACGAGGCACACAAAATGATGAGTAAAACACGATTGACACTAGTGGCTATTTTTGCCGCATTTCTCACTGCTTGTGAACCTTATGCAGAGCAACTTTCTGTACCTGTATTGCCAGATGAATTAAAGGATTGTAAATTCTATATGGTGAGTGCTAACGGAAGAGGTTACATGACCGTAGTTCGATGCCCAAATAGCACTACATCGACTACATACAATACAGGAAAAAGTCAATACACGACTGTTGTTATTGATGGTCAGGAATACGTTAAAAAATGAGAATAGAAGAAATTCTAGTTAAAGTTTTGATGAAGACTAGCATTTTCGAAATGGCGTATGATCGCCAAAAAGCCATAGACATTGTATCTGATCTTAGTCCAGAGATTTTTGATCACCTTTTAAAACTGTGGGTACTAGAATATCCACAAGGAAAAAATCATTGGATTTCTGAAATTAATGCATGGTTGCGAAAAATTAATAGAATCAGATTAAAGTCTTCTAAGAAGAAACCATCTAAACAAGATTTATATGACTGGATGGTGTTTGAAGCCAGTCCACATTATGACGAAGATTACGTAAACGAAATGATTTTGTTGTGGAAGAATGAAGATTATATTGGTGTCCCTGTGCGTGATTTTGACGTAGACATTATATTAAATCAAATATTCCATGTCATCGAACTTATTTGCACTGATATTAGTGCAGGAAATTTTGTAACCGTTAACAACTATATTTAAGGAAATATATGACATGTATTGTAGGAATTGAGTGTAATGATCGCGTGTTTATCGCAGGCGACTTACAGGGCACTGGTGGTAACAATAAAATCATGCATACCCAGCCGAAAGTTTTCAAAAAAGGTGGAGTGGCATTTGGATATACTACGTCCTATCGTTTCGGACAGATTCTGGAACATAATTTGCCGGACCCTGTGGTACCAGCTGATGATTCCGAGATTTACCGCTGGTTGATTTCCGTATTGATTCCAGATATCAAGAAAACGTTGGTAGATAATGGGTGGACAACCGGTGGGACATGCTTGATTGGCGTGAAGAATCAATTGTGGACTATGCAAGATGATTTCAGTGTACTTCGTTCAGTCAAAGGATATGACGCATGCGGATCTGGTGTTGAATATGCAGTCGGTTGTATGTTTACGTTTTTAAATATCAATCCGAATATTACGGAAAAGAACGCCACCGCTGCACTAACAGAGGCGGTAAAAACTGCAGGAACATTTTCTCCGTCAGTTGGTACTGAATGCAGCATTGTTGTCACATAATATGGAGTTAACATGACTAGTGAAAAACATGATTGTCCTGCATGTGGGCAAGGAAAATTGACATTACAGCATACATACGTATGCGACAATTGTCATTCTGATATTGCCGATGATACTCTAAGTAAGTTGAACTTAATTTCAGAGTTTTACAATGATCCAAACTTCATCATTCTTAGTGAAGTTGAACGGGTTCTCCAATCACAGAAAGTATGGGCTGGAATGGAGTATAACTATGGCCCTATTAACCCAGTTCACTACAAGCCGTTGTTAGACAAGGTGAGAGATGCCATAGATAGTATTGCACGTCTATATGGAGTTCAATATGAATGACGAATCTCAATTGCCATATGAACAACAAAGTCTAATTTACCGTCTTCGGAAACGTGCAGAGATTCGTAGACAGATCAATACTAGAAAGAGTGTGCAAGAAGGTAAACCTGATAGGTTGGCTGATTTGCTGGATGAAGCTGCAGATGAAATTGAAAGGCTGAAACACAGTGTTAATGAATGATAAAGAATTACTTGGGCTTTCAATGGTCAGTGGGATATTATCCGAAGACATTGCTAATTTGAAGAAATTTGAAACTGGGATAGGCATATGGGTATCGAGATATCTTTCAGCAGAATGGAGTTCACGTTTGGAAGACGCTATTGTTCAGTGTAAAAATAAAGGCGACGAAGTTGACGACGAAAAGTTACGATTGCATAGATCTTTCATTAAATATTTGGACCAAGAATCGGAGAAATACAACTCAATAATGAATACATTGAACGATTTGAAGAAAACAGTTGACATGTAGAATTAGTTCTGTTATAGTCTTAAACATGATGAATCGCGATGGCAATGCGATGCCAAACATCTAAAAAAATGTAAAATATTGTTGACAATATGAATCATATCTGATATAGTGTTAAACATAATGTAGTACCTGATCTTTAACAATTCGTGCCCAAGTGGTGAAATTGGTTAACGTAATGTATTAAGTTACAATGGCCCGTCATCGAAAAATGTATTGGTAGTCG